ATGCCATTCTTCAAACTGATAATCATCACTCATCAGTTCCCATTTTATATCAGTAACTACTGTATCAATACAGTCTTTTCTATAATCGTGAGCGGCTTGTTCTGCTTCAGTAAGCCAGTCATATTTTTTTACGTTTTCCATATTATTAATATCTAAGTTTTTTCGTGTTTAACTCGTAAGTGTTTTTCAATATAGTATTGTAACACTTTTTCTTTTTCCTCATCTGTTAGTGAGTGAAACCCAAACTCAGCAAACATCTCGTCACTGAGTCTATTTAATTCTGCTAAATTTCTATACTTGCTCATATTCTTTTATTACAGGTATGTCATAATAGTTTGCCACATAGTTTATATGTCTTTGAGTCGTTACCGACCACCAACCGTGTTGATGTAATTCGTATTGCAACTTATCACTGTTATAAACTAAAGTTGCTACGTGTGTACTATAAGACCAAATTGCATCTCCAACCTGTCTTAAATTCTTTTTATGTCTATCAAATGTTTTCACTGTTTAGTATTTTATTTATAGCTTTTATTGAATTATATATGTGATTATCTAGGTATTCCTTATCGTACCCGCTATGAAGTGCTTCCTCATAGTGCTTAGTCTCGTCGTCGATTAGATAGTCCACCAGTTTTTCAGCGTGGAATGCTAAGTCCTCTATCTCTTTTCTGTCGTATGTTCTCATATTAATGAATTATTGGTAGTTCATCATGGACCATAAACTCACAGTCTTTTATACGGTGACCCGCATTTTCTATTGCTTTTGTAAGTTCTTCGGTTTTCATTTCCCAAGTATTTATAGGATATGTCATAACTTCGCCACTACTAAAGTCTAATACTGTTACGTATTTTTCAAATTCGCCTCTTTGTGTTATCATAATTATTCATTTTATATTTATATCAATATATTATCGTATCGGGTTCGGTCTGTTCCTCGCCACAGTTTGGACATATTTCTCCACATATATCATCACTCACAATTGATGTTAGTGTATGATGTCCACAATTCCAACACTCGCCGGATATTTTATTTTGATACCATTCCATATTTAGTAATTTAAAATTCTATCAATACATTCTACAGTTTGGTTTCTTAACCATTCTTGTCCAGTTTCATCTAGGTCATCAAACCCATCTACATCCCATAAATGACTTGCCATATCATTTAAGAGTATAGTAATAGACTTTTCTACACGTCTATTTACATTTATAGTCTCTTGGGCAGTTACATACCCTCTTGTTATTACCTTTTTCATTTTATTATTATTTTAAGTTCACATATTATATCATTGGTAATTCGTGTTTACCCCGTTGTAAAGTGGGTGAAATGTTTATGTGTAGAAAATTAGTTTAGTGGTATTACTCGATTCTTCTCTTTGTGTGAAGAAACGTAAAAAATGTGACATTAGGTAGTATAATATAATTAATAACACCCTACTGTCGCGCTTTTTCTTATTATATCAGTACAGTTTAGTGTCAGGTCCGGGCTTCCGCGTAGGTTTACGGAATAGAACAGTGCAGTACGGAGCGGGCACGTGCTATACATGCTATACACGCCTGCCCTTTCCCTGCGCTAGGTACTCGGGTTATCAGGCGCTAACTAACATGAACTTATATATATGCTTTCATTTCTCTTACAAACTTCGGTAGGTTGAAGCTCTGCGTATATATTTTTCTTTTCTTAAAGCATGGCATGCTGTCAAATCTTTCTTGATGTGCATGGTACACTTTATCGTGGTCGTAGTCACATACTTTACCATCGTAATTTGTATACTTGATGATTAAGCCTTGGCCTACTAACTTTTTTCTTATTACAAACCTGTTAGATACTATGCTTCTCTTAGGTTCTTTTTTACTATTTACTTTTTTTACTTTTGTCATTATATTATTATTTAAAGTTCACATATAATATCATAATAGTACCGTGTTACGTCCGTACTCGGCGGTATGCGGGGCGGGCACGGGCGGTGGGCGATATAATATGCGTACAGGGCGGTGTGCACGGCGTACGGCAAAAGGCAAACGATTTGCGGGGAAAGCACGGAAAAGGGGCCCCGTGGGGGTAAAAAAAGGCGTTTTGTATTTCGTACCGCACTCGTATAACGTAGCGTAACACAAAGACTCAACGTATCTAATCAGATTTTTTTACTATATTGAAGTATGAAAAAGATTAGGTATGTGAAATACAGAAATCAATACCTAACAGAAGAAGAGATCTTTACGTGGGTCGGAGAGAGACAGCAAGAGCTGCTGGACCTATCGCCGAAAGCGAAGATGTACTTTGAAGATTGTCTTGGGCAATTTGTTAGGATTGATGGAAAACACTATACCGTGACATTAGGTAGTAAGGAAATATTTAATAAGTAGCTATTGTCGCGTAATATATAAAGCATGAGTTATAAACAGTATAAACATCTTATTCAAACTAATTTTATGGGGATAAGAGATAAAGTAAAAAATTATGGCAAAGCAAAAGTTAAGCCCTCTCGCGGCAAAAAGAAAAGCGATTAGAGATAAGAAGTACGCTATGACGACGGACCGCAAGATGAAGAAAGCGGAAAACCAAAGAAAAAGACGCGCTGCGCTGAAAAGAGGTGTAAACTTAAAAGGAAAAGATTATGACCACACAAGAGGTAGATTTGTATCTGTAAAAGTAAACAGAGGAAATGGTGGGCGTGGTACTAAAAAAGCATAAAAGCGCGTAATTATAAAAGCATAGGAAAAACCTAAATACCAAAAACGATGACGTTTTATTATAAAACCTATTCCTTCTCACAAGGTGGGCAGGGAATACCCGAAGAAACCAGGAAGCTTTGGGAGCTTATAGCTGACAAAAAGAACTGGAGAATAGTCCAATTACCAAACGGATATTACCAAGCAGAATATAACAAAGATGATGCTTGGATCGATGTAACCAGACGAGAAACGCTGGATGCCTGTGAAACCGCAATAGACAAGAGCATTGAACATTATAAGAAGAAGCTTGAGTTTGCCGACGGACCAAAAGTAATAAAGACATTCAAATAATCACTTCTTATCAATTAAATTAAATTAAATGGAATTCAATAACCCAAGTGAGATAGTAAAGGATTTGACCTTTGGCGATCATGCCAGAGATAGAATCATGCAAGGTGTAGAAAAATTATCCAAAGCGGTAGCTTCTACACTTGGTGCTTCAGGAAAGTGTGTAATATACGAAGATTCTATGGGTAACCCAATAATAACAAAAGATGGTGTTACAGTTGCAGAATCAGTAATATTAATTAACCCGGTGGAAAATTTGGGGGCAACACTAATAAAAGAAGCAGCTAAAAAAACAGTCAGAGAAGCGGGAGACGGCACCACCACCGCAACCGTCCTCGCACACTCTCTGCTCCAGGAAATGAACCAAGCCAAAGGATATACCGTGAGAGAAATCAAAGATGCTACAAACATTGTCCTGGAAAAAATATTAAAACAGCTAGATAAAAATAGCATACAAATAAAGGATGACATGCTAGAAGATGTCGCCTCCATATCTTGTAACAATGACGTTGAGCTCGGCTTGATTATAGCTGACGCTTATAAATCCGTCGGAGCCAACGGAGTTGTTTTAATGGAGGAATCAGACACGGAAGAAACATTCAGCGAAATAGTAGACGGGGTGCAATTCGATTGTGGCATAAAATCTCAGCATCTGGTAACGGACACTGAAAAGAATAAAGCTATACTCGAGAACCCCTACGTCCTTATTGTTGCTTCGCAAATACCTAGTATTAGAAAAATACAGAATGTACTTGAACATGTTATTAGAGAAAAGCGCAGTCTTTTAATTGTAGCCGGTATGGATCAGCAACCAATGGCTGCACTGTTAATGAACAAAGTAAAAGGAAACATTAAAGTAAACATTATTGATACACCTGGTTTTGGGGCTACCAAAATGGATACAATGCAAGATTTAGCCACAATAACCGGAGCGAAAGTTATCAATGAAGAATTGGGAGATGATTTAGATTTAATCAATCCTGATGTTTTAGGTCAAGCAGAAAAAGCAGTAACCGATGCAACCTCAACGGTAATTACTATAAATAAAATGCCGGATGAAGCAAAAGAAAGAATAGACCTAGTAAATAAAAAAATTAAAACGGAAAAAAATCCGTTTATAAAATCTAAACTCGAACAAAGACTAGCCATGTTATCTGGTGCTGTAGCGATACTAAAAGTTGGCGCAAATAGTAAAATTGAGTTAAAAGAAAAGAAAGATAGAGTTGAAGATGCTATCTATGCAGTTAAAGCTGCAATTAAAGAAGGTATAGTTCCAGGCGGTGGAGTTGCTTTATTAGATGCAAGTCAAAAAGTAAAAATTGATAATGATGCTGAACTAATACTATTAAAAGCAGTTGAAGCACCTTATAGCACAATATTAAAAAATGCCGGAATAGATCATAATACAATAAATCCTATAGACTTTAATGACACACGTAAAAAAGGACACGGTGTTAATGTTATAACAGGAAAAGAAGTAAATATGATAAAAGCTGGTATTATAGATCCGGTAATGGTGACTAAGAAAGCATTGGTAAATGCAGTTAGTGTGGCTACAACAATTATATCTGCTGATTGTATAATTTCAAATATTAGAGATTATGAAGGCAATCAATAACTTTATTATAATAGAACCTATTAAAGAAGAACCTAAAAAAGAAGAAGGTTTACTTATAATGGATCAACACGTAGATGACGTTAGGTACTTAAAAGCTAAAATTATATCTGTAGGCAATATGACGGAAGGAGTTAAAATTAATGATATAATTTATTACGATAGAAGAGCCGGTCACGGAATAGAATACGACAATAACTTATACCAAGTTATAAGACAACAAGATGTTGTATTAGTCGGTTAATACCAAAGCCATACACCAAATACTAAAAACTAAAAACGGTTACTGAAAATTAACCAAATAATTTTGTTTAACTTTTAAATTAATACATCATGGCTTTAAATAACCAAGAACACTTTTTAGTATTCATTGATGCGGCTGATGACGCAGGGATGTTTCCAGTAAGCAAGCTTCAGTCTGTAACTTGTGCAGGTGATGCAACAGTGCTTGTAAAGTTTGCTCCAGGAAGTTTAGGTGATGGTCAAGCTGCTTCTGTAGATGTTGTAACATTAACTGTTACTGCTGATACTGAAAAAACAGTAATGATCGCGATTGCTGATGCAATCAACCAAGCTACTAAGTATCCTAAGAATACTTTAAATTATACAGTAATAGCTGACGACGTAAACAGCATTTATGCAAATTCAAACATAACTGCATGTGCAATTGCGCTTGACGCTTAATAATAAATAAGACCACAGACGGGCTCACGAGCTGGGCCTGTAGGTCTTTTTTTTATATGAAGCTAACACCTAATGATTTACGAGAATTAAATATATTAAAATACTATAGGTTAGTTAGAAAATGGGCGTGTAAAACATATGATTTAAATGACGCCGATTTAGAATTATTAATATATTTAGATTGCAAAATTCGATTTACGCGTAATGATTTTATTAATGGCGTTTATACAATGTCTTGGGATAAAGACAGATGGGAACGCTTAAGAAGAAACGGGTGGATTGATGTATGGAGACAACGCGCTGGTTCTCAGCAAAAGTACGCCATATACACTACTTCATTTAAATGTAAACAATTAATTACCAGAATATATAAAGTATTATTAGGTGAAGATGATCTTCCCACAGGTAGTAAAAGTATATTCTACAAAAATAAATCATATCGAGACAAAGTATATAATAAGTCTATAGACGATATGATAAAAGATAATAACAGATAATTTTTAATATTATGCCAAAGAATTATAAAACAGGTAAAAAGAAAGCTTATAAACCTTTAAAGAAAAAGAAAAAGAAAATGAGCTATGGCAAGTAAAAATGCTCCTTCAAGAAAAAAATCACTCGGATATTACGCTAAAGTCAAAAAAGGTAAAGGCAAAGGTAAAAAGGCCGGAGGTGGTATGACCGCTAAGGGTGTAGCTAAATATAGACGCGATAACCCAGGAAGTAAATTAAAAACCGCTGTAACAACTCCTCCTTCTAAGTTAAAGAAGGGAAGTAAAGCTTGGAAGCGTAGAAAAGCATTTTGTGCTAGATCACGTAGCTGGACTTCAGAAAGAGGTAAAGCAGCAAGAAGAAAGTGGAATTGTTAATTTTAATATTATGGATAAAAAGAAAGAAAATATGGATTTAGACGGTTCTCAAGTTTTGTCACCAAAACAAAAAAGAATTGCCGCTATGGCTCCTCCATTTAATCAAATTACCGGAGCAGATTTTAAAATGTTAAGAAACAAAAAAAATAATTAAGAGATGGCAGACCTAGACCTAGATGAAATTAAAAAGAAAAAATTCAATATTAGTATTGAAAACTTAATTACTATTGGAATGGTAGTAGTTACAGTTGTAGGTATGTGGTATTCGTTGCAAGCAGATATACAGTTAGCAAAAGAATTACCAGAACCCCCAGTAAGCAGAACCGAGTATGATTTAAAAGATCAATTAATTCGAGAAAATATAATAAATACAAATAAAAAAGTAGAAGAGATAGATGAGACGGTAAAGAAGATTGACGAAAAACTTTTTGAAATAATTAAAAATTAAGAACATGAAAAAATTTATTTTAATTTTATCTTTATTGTTTTCATTTAGCGCATTTGCGCAAGATTTAACCCTTGTACATTTTAATTATAAATGGAATGAAAGAAACGCGTATAAGGGGCTTGAAAGATTAAGAAACGTAAAAGTTCAATATGCATTTGTAGAAGATCAATCAGAATCAATACAAAGCTCTATTACCTCCGTTCCAACCATTGTGATATATATGAACGGAAGGCCAAAAGCTCGTTTTGAAGCGGGTCTTCAAATGAAAATAACAACAGACATAGTAGACTTGCAAGATTTAATTAATGAACTAAAAGATCAATAAAATGGCAAAAAAAGATGCATGTTACCATAAAGTAAAGGCTAGATATAGGGTATTTCCATCCGCGTATGCAAGCGGCGCATTAGCTAAATGTAGAAAAGTCGGTGCGTCTAATTGGGGCAATAAATCAAAAAAGAAATGAAAGGAGTACCACACTTTAAAAAAGACGGCACAATAGTTCGTGGCCAAACTCATAAAGATTCAAAAGGAAGACTAATGAGTGGAAAAACGCATACTAAAAAAAGCGTATATGTATATCATATAAATGAACTACCTAAAAGATCATTAAAAAAAGCTTATAAACAAGCTGGATTATTAAAATAATGGCTGTACGTAAAACAAAAAAAGGATTAGCTCTTAAACGTTGGTTTAAAGAAAAATGGATTGATGTTCGTACTGGTAAACCTTGCGGAAGAACTAAAGGCGAAAAAAGAGGTGTTCCATATTGTAGACCTAGTAAGCGTATTTCAAGTAAAACCGTTAAAACAGCATCTGAAATGTCAGCGTCTGAAAAAAGAAAAAAGATAGCTGAAAAGAAAAGATTAGGGCAGCCAGCGGGTAAACCAAGAAGAGTAAAGCCTACTAAAAGAAAATGAAAAAGCTTTTGAAAATTTTTGAAAAAATAGAAAATTTTTTGTACGAAAACTTTTATCCAAATTTAATTAAACATACAAAGAAAAAATGAAAAAATCAAGAGGCTTAGGTGACACAATAGAAAAGGTTACTACAAAAACAGGCATAAAAACAATGACAGATATAATCTCTAAAGGATTAAATGTGCCATGCGGATGTGAGGGAAGACGCGATGCCTTAAATAAAATATTCCCATATAAAAAGTAAATTTATGAATTTAATATTAATAGTTATAGCAGCAATAGTTGTTGGAGGTGCTTTAATAGCATTTTCAATTTGGTTAACTAAAAAAGGAGTTACTAAAGATGAAAACGACAACTACATACCAGATGTTCTTGAAGACAAAGTAAAGAATGTAAAAACTAAAGTCAAAGAAGTCAAGAACATAGTTAAAAAGAAGTAACCATGTCTAAAGGCAAGAAAAAACTTAAAGATACCGCCGTAGGTAAATTTTTACTTGGGGCGGGTTCTGGTATATTAGGCGGGTTAGGCGATATATTACCTGATAATGGAGTAATGGGTGTGGTTAAAAACCTTATTAAAAAGGATCCAGCATTACCTCCAGAAGACAAAGAAAAAGCATTAGCACTTTTACACCAAGATACAGTAGAAATGCAAGAGGTATCAAAAAGATGGGCAGCGGATATGCAATCAGATTCGTGGCTTTCAAAAAATACACGTCCTCTTACATTAGTATTTCTAACTATTTCTATGGTGTTATTAATATTTATAGACAGTACCGGAATAGATTTTGATGTAGATAGTGGTTGGGTAGATTTATTAAAATCATTACTTATTACCGTTTATGTAGCATATTTCGGTTCTCGTGGTGCAGAGAAGTTTAAAAACATACAAAAAAATTAACAAATGGCAAAAATAGATTCGTATTCATTAGATGCTAGTATAACAGATAACGATAGTGTACTAGGAATAGATTCAGCAAGCGGGGCAACGAAAAGATTTACGATGTCTAGTATGAAAACATACATCGCTGCCGAAGCTGATATAACTGCTGTAATTGCTGGAACAGGATTATCGGGAGGTGCAACATCTGGGGACGCGACTCTATCTATTGATAGTTCAGTTGTAACACTAACTGGTACACAAACACTAACGAATAAAACCCTTACAGCACCTGTAATATCTACAATATCAAACACAGGTACTTTAACTTTACCAACATCTACAGATACTTTAGTTGGTAGAGCAACAACTGATACACTTACAAATAAAACTTTAACATCACCATCTTTAGCTTCACCTACGTTTTCTGTTACAGAAACAGGTATTGCTGATGGAGATTTAATTCTTTTCTTAGATGCAACTGATTCTTCAGTTACTAAAAAAGAAGGTTTAGATGATTTAGCAACTTTATTTGCAGGAGCTGGATTAACAGCGTCTAGTTCTGTAATGGCGGTAGGAGCAGGAACAGGTATAACTGTAAATGCAAATGATATAGCAACAGCAGCAGCGCAAACAAGCATAACCAGTATTTATAACTCAAGTTTAGCTTTAGGGCACGGCTCCTCGCATGCTAATATTGATTTTAGTACAGATAACAGCATTATATTTGATATTGACGGAACTTCACAAGTTCAATTAGATGACGGAGTATTTAAGCCAACAACAGACTCCGACGTTGATTTAGGAACGTCTAGTTTGTATTTTAAGAATGCTTATATAGATACTATTACCACAACAGGTAATGTGAGCATAGGTGGAACTTTAAGCGTTTCTGGTAATAACTTTTCAAATGTAGCGGATATAAGTCTGGACAGTATATCAGCAGCAACTAATGATATAAATATTGCTTTAACAGATAATAGAGCAAATGCATTAACTATTAAACAAGGTAGTGATGCATATATGATATTTAACACTACAAATTCAAGTGAATCAATATCAATTGGTACGGGGTTAAGCGGAACAGCAATTACTATAGGACATGGAACATCTGAAACTACAATTGGTGATAACTTAGTTGTAACAGGTAATTTAACTGTACAAGGTGATACTACAACGGTTAATACTGCAACATTAAGTGTAGAAGACCCATTAGTAGTTGTAGGTAGCGGAAATAATTCTTCAGATAGTGTAGATTTAGGATTATATGGATTATATGATACATCTGGCTCACAAGATTTATATTCAGGATTATTTAGAGATGCAAGTGATAGCGGAAAATGGAAATTATTTAAAGATTTACAAACTGAACCAACAACAACAGTAAATACAAGTGGCACAGGATATGCAGTAGGAACACTAGTTGCAAACTTAGAAGGAACAGTTACAGGTAACGCAAGTGGATTATCATCTACATTAGCAGTATCATCAGGTGGTACAAACGCAACTTCTTTTGCGGATAAATCAGTTATTATAACTCAAGATAGTGGAACTGATACCTTATCTGCAGCACAAATGGATGGTAATGGTGAATTATTAATTGGTGGTACAAACGGACCAGCAGTAGCTACAATAACCGCAGGATCTAATATTACGGTTACAAATTCTGACGGAGGAATTGAAATAGCGTCTTCAGCAGCAGGAGCTGCATTTACAACAGTTGCTGTATCGGGGCAAAGTAATGTTGTTGCTACGGGATCTTCTGATACACTTACATTAGCAGCAGGAACTGGTACTACAATTACAACAAACGCGGGAACAGATACAATAACAATTAGTGCAGGAACAAATACAATAGAAGTAGACGAATTTACAGGAAACGGTAGTACAGCAGCTTATACATTAAGCACGGCAGCTGTTACTGAAAATAATTTACTTGTATACATGGATGGTGTTTATCAACATCATAATACATACGCAGTATCGGGGACTACATTGACTTTTGATACAAACGTACCAAATGGATCAAAAGTAGAAGCGTTCCATATGAGAACGATTAGTAATACTAATTTAGTACAATCAGCAGTAGCAGGAACATTAATTGATGTTAGCGGATCAACAGGCGATGTAACATTTAATGTAGACTTATCTGAAGCAGCGGAAGCAGCAATTGCAGATGGTGACTATATGTTATTTTTAGATGGAGGAGCAACGGGTACAGCTAAGAAAGAAGCAGTTGCAGATATAGCTACGCTTTTTGCAGGCACAGGATTATCTGCATCAAGTTCTGTTATAAGTGTAGATGCTGCTCAAACAGGTATTACATCTTTATTAGCAACAGATATAAAAATTGGTGAAGATGATCAAACAAAAATAG